TGAGTCCTTTGTTAGGCTTTGTTATCCAGATTGGACAATAGCCCCTTTCCAGTTAGAGCTTATCAATGCGCTAGATAAATTAGAAAAGGGAACTCTGGGTACAAACAATCTTTTGATTACAATGCCGCCCAGACATGCTAAGTCTACTTTTTCTACAGTATTGTTTCCAAGTTACTTCATGGCCCGTAACTCAGGCCGCTACATCATGTCATGTTCATACAACAGCCAACTGGCTACTGACTTCGGTAGACAGGTTAGATCTATTGTTGAGCAGAAAATTATGAACCAAGCGTTTCCAGAATTTAATTTATCGACAGAAAGTAGAGCGGCTGATGTCTGGCGTACAGAAATTGGAGGTGCGTATTTCGCGGTTGGTGTTGGAGGTACTACCTCAGGCCGACCAGCTAATCTACTTATCGTGGATGATCCAATCAAATCTCGTGAAGATGCTGAATCTATGACTCAAAGGAACAAGACGTGGAACTATTACACATCTGCCCTGGCTACTCGTCTTCAGCCTGAGTCAGACGGAACAGTCCCCAAACAAATTATTATCCTCACACGCTGGCATCCAGACGACCTAGCGGGTCGTCTGATGGCTACGGAAGACTGGAAAGAAGGTAGATGGTCTCACGTAAATTTTTCAGCAATCAATAAGGTAAAAGGACAGAAGGTGTCCAGACGACATTTACCTGAAGACGACCCTAGATGGGTTGGTCCTAAAGAGTTTCAAAATTTATCCCACAAGAAACGATACATTCACGAAGAAGAAGAGGAGTCTCTATGGGAAGAGCGTTTTCCTTTAGAAGAATTAAAAAGAAGAGAGCGGCTAAATCCAAGAGAATTCGCCAGTCTTTATCAACAACAGCCATACATCGAGGGCGGAAACCTAATCCGTACAGAATGGTGGCAGAAATATCCCAAAGATTTGTCTCCAGAAAACTTCACCACTTTAGTGATTGGTGTCGATACAGCCTTCAAGAAAAGCGAAACGGCAGACTTCAGCGTGGCTGTTGTCGCAGGGGTAGACAGGAATGGGGATATATACATCGTAGATATTATCCGAGGGAAATATGACTTCCCTGAACTAAAAACCAGAATGATCCGTCTTAACAACCAATGGAAGGGCAAGGGGTTAAGAGGGATGTATATTGAAGATAAAGCAAGTGGGCAGTCATTAATCCAAGAGTTAAAAAGAGAATCTGGTATATCTGTGATTCCATACAAAGTCGTCCATGATAAGGTAGCTAGAGTGAATTCTATTTTACCACTTATCGAGGGCGGTAGAGTTTTTATTCCCGAAGAGTCCCAGTGGCTCGATGAATTTATAGATGAATCAATTTCTTTTCCAAATGGCAATCATGACGACCAAGTAGACGCAATGACAATAGCTGTGGATGTACTCTCAAGAACATCAGTCTCCCCTGACGCTTGGGCGATGCACAGTAACCCAATGCTTTCTTTGAATAACAATAAAGACAAGACGCTGGGCAAGTCTCTATCAAAACAAATTTTGGGCAAAGGCAACAAGTCCTCTTGGAGTGGATGGGGATTGATTGATTAGAAGGACGACCCACTAGATTGAAAAGGTTATTCTTCATTCAATAGAATGGCGGGTGAATTTATGGCAACAAATACTACAGGCTATCGAAGCGCAGATTACACTGGTTCAAGCGATGGGATGATTGTAGATCTATCCGAGTATGCTGACCAGCTTGTGGCTTATGACGACATCTCTCATCTTCTCACAGACGAACAAGAGCGAAGGATTGTGGACTATGTAAAGTCCATGATGGACATGTCCTACAATAAGATAAGGAAACGCTACGATCACTGGAAAGAAGCAGACCGTGCTCATGATGTATATGTTCCAGCAGGGGCTACAGAGTTCCGAGAAAAGGCAGTAATAGCTGACACTAGAGCAATAGCCGATACAGTTCTTACCTATCTTATGAGTGCATTGGGTGGAAGAAACCCTATGTTCCAACTGGAAGGTCTGAACAGAAAGTCCAGAGAGGCCAGCTTGATTCTTGAAAGAGTTCTCCATCAGCAGATGAGGAGAACGGCAGGAGAAGCAAGATTGGCTCAATTACTTCTCGACAGCATAAGATATGGCTTTGCTCCAACTAAGATAGCTTGGAATGCCAAGACCAATCAAAATCAGATTGTAAATTTTGATCCCAGACGATGCTTTCCAGATCCAAGAGTGAACTGGGGTGACTGGGATAATATGCAGTTCATAGTCTTCGCAGACTACAACTCATACAACTCATTGCTCAACTCTGGCTTATACCCAAAGTTGAAAAAGTTCCCCGCTCTCCGCCGAAGAATGTCTCCCCCTCGAAATGGTTGGAATGCCCACCATTGGCACAAGGAGGAGGGTCGGGGACTTTCTATTGATCCAGCGAGTCCAAATCAAAGAGAACGAGCCGATCACGCATACTTCACCTTGGGAGATTCAAGGGTAGTTGATGAGGCTTGGGTTCGTCTGACAGGACAAGAAATAGGTATACCAAGCATCGAGCAGATATTCTTGGTATGCACTATTCTTGACGAAAACGTATGTATTCGTCTGCAACTTAATCCCTATGGACAGCAGTTCCCTGTTGTCATCGGAGGTCTATACCAAGACAGCCACAAGACTTACGGTCAATCCTTGTATGATCTCATTCTGCCAATGCACGATATCGCAACTTACCTAATGCGTTCACGTATAGACAACGTGAGTGCGGCACTTAATAACCTTATATTTGCAGATCCGACACAAGTCAGCATTCCAGACTTAATAGACAGGAATCCATGGGGAATTGTTAGAACTTTGCCAGGATCGAAGCCAGGGGATGGAGTCTTTATAGCTCAAGTCCCAGACGTAACTAGAGGCCATTTCAACGACATAGCTCAGATGTCTGAGCTTAAACAACGTGTCAGCGCGGCCTCAGATGCCCAGCAAGGTATGCCAACAGCAGATGGAATAAGAACCGCCACAGAGATACAACGTCTGACACAGCTAGGTTCACAGCGTTTAGGTGTGTTATCGCGTGTCATGTCTGCGACAACTATCCGACCAATGGTCAGGATGATGGTTGCTAACATACAAGACAGCTTGACACTTAGTGGCAGTATCAAAGTAGACCAACAGAACATGCCTAACCAGCTAGAAAGCATGGTTGAGGATGGCTACCTTGATTATGATGTATCCAAGAACCTGCAAGGCGACATTGACTATCTCGTCATTGACGGAACACTTCCACTCGAACCCACTCGTAACGCAGAGACTTGGATGAACATGCTTCAGATCATGAATCAAACTGGTCTGAATATGGAATACAATGCTGGTCAAATAGCTGAAGAAGCAATTCGGGCTATGGGCATAACCGATATGGATCGCTTCCGTATCGACGAGAAACAGCTCCAGCAAAACGGACCAAGCCCATCACAACAAATGATGCTGATGGAGAAGATGCGTGGAGCCAACGTCCAAGACCAAGAGCAAATAAGCAAGCAAGTTGATGCTGGAAATCTCATTCCAATGTCTCAAGCAAAAGGCGGTAGATAATGGGTCAGAGTTCACAAGAAAAAAATCTCGATCCCGCAGTTGCGGCTTACGTCAATAAGATCGCAGACGAAATCTCTAATCAGCTCAAACTTTTTGAGCAACTAATGAGCGATACTAGAAAGGAAATGGGTGAATTAAGAGAAGAAGTTACCAAAATGAAAGTGGGTGTACACAGCGCAAGTAATTCTATTGATTCCATGGCGGAACAAGCTAGGCATTTGATAGATAAAAAGCTGTCCTCCTCATCCCATCTTAATGACGAATTTAAAGATGAAATTAAAAAAATTGTCGGCAACTACGCAGATCAAGTGGCAAATTTCCAGATGTGTGTGGATGAGATGACATCAAAGGTAGATCGTTATTTCCAGAAAGAAAAGTATGCAATCACGAAATCTATGATTGCTGAAGTTATTGCGGAGGAGAAGATCAATGGCTGAAACTAGACCTATTGGTGAACAGCTACGCTTCATGTCCGTTAAGACAGGAGCACACATACTTGATGACTATCTCGAAGCGAGTGAAAAAGGTAATCGTACTCTTAGTGATATGCTTGGTGACTTATTTGATTCATCGGGTGTATTCCAATCCAACCTATTCCAGTTTCGAGAAGATCCCGCCAATGCAGGAACATTTCAAGTTAGAGTCGGTCAGTTCGTTGGCGCAGACACAGGCTGGACTACCATCACGTTCACGGACTTTGCTCAGTACGTAGCAGATGCTCTTTCCCACAAAAACGCGGCAGAAGCCGCTAAGACAGCAACAGAGACCGCAAGAGATACGGCTCTGCCTGTTATAAACAACATCACTCAGGTTCAGGCGGTTGCAAATGACATAGCTAAAGTAAACACACTTGCCGCACAACTAGACGGTGCTGTGAGTCATGTAGTAACCGTGGTAAGTGGGAAGTTTCATATAGACGGAGTACAAGCTCCTGCGATCAAGATGAAGGGTGGGTTTAAATACACCTTTGATTTGTCTGACACCTCTACAGCAACCCATCCATTCCGATTCAGCATAAACGCTAATGGTGGGCCAGTTTACTCCACGGGAGTCACAGTAACAGGCACACAAGGAACGGCTGGTGCTCAGTTAGAAATAGAGGTTACAAACGCTACCCCTCTTCTCTACTATTACTGCACCGCTCACTCAGGCATGGGTGCGGCGGCAGATGTTAGAGATGATAACCTAGAAACACTCTCAGACATTGATGCCAAAATAACCATAGCGGCTGACACGGTTGCCCCATCTATTGGCAACGTCAATATTGTGGCAACGGATATTGCCAACGTAAATACTACGGCGGGAGCAATAGCCAACGTCAATTTAGTCGGCGCGGATATTGCGAATGTAAACGCAGTTGGTCAGTCCATAGCAAACGTCAACACTGTACAAGGAAACCTAACCGCAATTAATACTGCGGCTTCCTATATAACAAATATAGGAACCGTGGCATCTAGCATAACTGACATCAACGATGTCATAACAAACCTAGCAGACATTCAGACGAGTGCCGCAAATGTCGGAGCAGGCAAAGACATAACAATAACTGCGGCGGCTATTGGGTCAGTCACGGCTGTTGCGTCAAATATTTCAAATGTAAATAGTGTTGCTACAAACATGACTAAAGTCATTGAGGTGGCAAACGATCTTATTGAATCAATTTCAGAAATCGACACGGTAGCCTCTAGCATCACAAATGTTGATGCTGTTGGTACATCAATAGCTAACGTAAACCTAATAGCTCAGACGGCAAACTTATCTAATGTCACAAATGTTGGGACCAACATAACAGACGTAAACACCCTAGCTGGCATAAGCTCAAAGATTTCATCTCTTGCCGATATTGAAGATGGCACGGTATCAACAAATGCGCTCTCAGACCTACACACTAATTTAAGTGTTATTCAGCCACTTGGAGCAAACATAACTAACATTGTTACTGTGGCAAACAGCATTGGAAACATTAATACCGTTGTCAATCCTACAAACCTCGGCAACATTACTACGGTTTCTGGGGCTATTGCTAACGTAAACCTTGTTGGAGGATCAGTCGCCAATATAAACTCCGTGGCGGCAGTCTTGTCTGACGTAAGTAATGTTGCATCCAACTCGTCTGACATATCAACTGTAGCGTCAAATGTAGCCAATATCGTCTTGGCTGGACAAAATGTAAGCCAAATATCAACTGCGGCGACATACATTAATCAAATTGTTCAAGCCCCCAACTTTGCAAGTGATGCTAAGAAGTACGCCACACACGGGGTAAATAGCACTTTCACAGACTCAGACGGCAATATTGAGTATTCTGCAAAACACTATGCCGCAACAGCTCAAGCTGTTGGCACAGCATTCACTACAGTAATTGGGGATGAGAGAACCACATCAGATACGGACGACATAACGGCTGATAATGGTGCAGACTCCCTTACATTGGTTGGCCTCGGTGGGGCTAAAGTCAGAACAAGCCAGACAGACGACAAGGTGTTTATCGACAGTCGTGCAGTCGCAATGGCAGTTGCGCTAGGATAGGAGGAATAAATGGCGGCATATCAATTTAAGAATGCTACGGCAAACAATATAGGCACAACTGCGGTTGATGTTTATACGGTTCCAGCATCCCTCAAATCCATAGTGATTGGGTGCTCTATATCTAACATTACAGGAGCCTCTTTGCCTGTTGAGGTAAAACTCATCCAAGCAGACAACACTGAGATCCATATAGCTAAAGGAGCAAGGGTTTTAGGCGGGACGACAGAAGATTTTCTAAGTGGTAAAAAGCTAGTGTTGCAAGCTGGAGAAAAAATCAATGTCGTATCTAAAACCGCTAGTTCACTTGATTGCGTTATCTCTGTTCTGGAGGATGTAGACTAATGGCTGAAGCAACAGGAATTTATACTGGCACTGCTTATTCGGATAAAACTTTTTACGGATTCAAGCAAAATAATGTAACGGGCGATACAAGTTTAAATATTATCAATGACGGGACGACAACAGTGGTTCTTCCAGACGATAATATAATCGACCCAGATGGCTATAAGACTTGGTTCTGGTCTGCTGATACAGTCAGCTTCAGTTGGGGTTCTAATGGTCATTTACTAATGGAGTGGATATGAGCCAAATTATTGATCTAGGAAAACTTCGTTTTCATTTTGCAGGCGCATATGATGCCTCAACAACCTACGAAGTAAACGACATAGTAAAGTACGGTGGTAATGTTTACGCCTACACTTATGCACTAAAAACCTCTAACAACCTCCCGACTGATAATACATATTGGGCCTTGATGATTGAAGGCTTCAAGTTTGAAGGGGTTTACGCTACAGGAACAGCATACCAAATCGGTGACGGTGTTACCCACGGTGGTAAGGTGTATATTTGTATCCAAGACACCACAGGAAACACGCCTCCAAACGCTACATACTGGTCTCAATTCGCTGACGGAATTCAATGGGAAGGCACGTATGCAAACGCGACAGCCTACCAGAAAGGCGACATGGTGATTTATGGTGGGAATACTATATATATCGCTAAAGTCGATACGACAGGAAACCTACCATCCGACACCACGTATTGGGAGCAAATGCTCGAAGGCATTGGTGTTGAGTCTGTATATAATTCTGCCACTGCTTACTCTCGTAACGATCTAGTCGGATATGGCGGATCTGTTTGGAGAGCAAAGCAAGAGACTACAGGTAACGCTCCAGCAGTAGGAGCTAACTGGGAAAAATTCATTGGTGGTATAAAAGCCACAGGCGCATACAACAATGCTACAGCATACGAGATTGACGAAGTTGTTATGTATAACAACACGTTGTATCGCTGTATTGCCGATTCTACTGGCAACATCCCAACGGTCACTGCCTATTGGGAACTTTTTATTGTTGGTTATTACTACGCTGGAGTTTACGCCGCAGGCACGACATACCAAGTAAATGACATAGCAAAGTATGGTGGACAGCTTTATATCTGTACGGCGGTATCTACTGGTAACGACCCAAGCAACACAAGTTTTTGGGCAACTTACACAGAGGGTACATCCAGCAAGGGAGCTTATGACAATACCACTAACTATGTCTTAAATGATGTCGTTTCTTATGGTGGTAGTCTCTATAAAGCAAAAGGAAACACTGTTGGTAATCTTCCCACAGTTACAGCTAACTGGGATTCTTTTATTACAGGAATCAATCCTAAGGGAGCTTGGGCGACAGCAACGGCGTATGAGCCTGGGGATATAGTCTCTTATGGCGGTAGCTCTTACAGAGTTCTCACCACTCATGCTTCGTCTGACTTCGCTACAGATCTTGCCGCAAACAGGTTAGAACTTTGGTCTGGGGGAATTAGATTCAGAGGAACTTGGGCTACAGGAACAGATTATTTAAAAGACGATGTTGCGACAAATGGCGTATCTACTTACGTCTGCCTTGTCTCACATACATCTGGAACATTTAATACAGACCTTACTGCCTCTAAGTGGCAAGTATTCGCACAAGGCGGATCAAATACAATCCCAAGCCAGTCTGGTAACGCAGGCAAAGCCCTAGTCACAGATGGCACAAACTACGACTGGCAATCTGTTTCGACGACTTGGGCCGCAAAAACATCGGCTTACACAGCAGTTGCAGGCGATGCTTTAATTGTGAACACGTCTTCTGCCACCGTGACCGTAACCCTGCCAGCATCCCCATCAACGGGCGATGAGGTACACTTCGTGGATGGTACAGGTTCGTTTGCTACGAACAACCTAACGGTTGCACGTAATGGAAATAAAATAATGGGGGCCACTTCCGACATGACGGTATCAGATA